GTCACTTGTCGCGCGTAAAGCGTCCTAACGGAATCGTATAAACTCACGTTAATAAAAATCCCCTCAATCGCCACGAAGACAATCAAGAATAAAAACTTAACGTAATTTATACTAAAATAGTCTTCATGTCAATGAAGAGCAAATAATGGTGTAGTCATGAAGTAACTAAGATCAAAATCTTCTCCAATCGTCCTATATAAAAATACAGGTTGGTTGGTTGCAGTTTCTTTATCAAATAGTACCTCTAAACCTACTTGTGGAGCATTGTTAGCAAGCTTGTTATCATGTGAACTCTTAATAACCCAATATTTCTTATCGTAATAAAAAGGTATTCTCGCGTTAACAACATTGCCTTGTACATATGTATCAGCACTAGCAGCAAATATAAAAGATGTAGCTGTATTGCTAGCATAATCAACAGTCATCGGATGGTTTACTATAGAATCTGTATTAGCCAATCTTACTCTTTTCCAATCACCTGCATCTCTCTTAAAAGCTAATTGCACTTTCATAGAACCTCTAGCCGAATTATACATACTAAGAATAAAATTCATAGGATCATACGTCAGCCCTTGCTGTACTAAAGTTGATGCTTGTGAAAAATAAACGTAATATGGCATAAATCTAATACCACGCTTCACATCATCTGGCACAGTATTATCAGGTAAATAAATTGGATAATTTCTTACCAATAACTGTCTAACCGATTGAAAAGACTCTCCATATGATACTTCTGTAAACTTCGTATTTAGGGTTTGATCATGTTGACCACCTACTGTTAAAGCAGGTAACTTATCCATAGCAGCAAAAACTGGTATAGGTACACTACGAACTCCATCATTGTAAGGACCCACAAATTCAAAATCATCTCCAAAACTAACATACATAAGCAAATCTACTGTAGCACTAACTGTATCAGGTGTTGTAAGTGGATTCAATACAACTAAATTAAACCGACCTAAATATTCAAAAGGATCAGAAAAATTATTAATATTAAAGTAAGGTAGAGTAAATTCAACTTCATCAGTTACTCTAATATCCACTATTTCTCTTATAGCTGTAGTACCATCATAAACTGTAGCCGGTAAAGCATAAGAATTTGGTACAAACATTAACTGCAACCTTCCAGTAACTAAATTAGTTTTGGCTATCTTGATCTTTATTTTCATAGATCCTCTCCAACCAGTAAACATATAACCGATAGCAGTAACTGGATGGCAAGCATAAACACCTGTATAACCTCCAGGTACTGTAATTGAATTTGGATTCATTTGAAAATTCCATAATGTTGTTCCAACAGTTTGAGTGTTTGACCAACTAACAGTCTGGTATAAACACTCTCTACTTTTAAGAAACGCCATAGATAACTCATCTACATTCCTAGGAGTACCAAAACGACCTCTAACAACTGCGTTTTGTGAACTAAGTGCTAAAGGTATTGAAGTATCAGGACCATCTGCATTAGCCGAATACCTATTGTAATTCTGCACATACAAGGTAGTTTTATCATCTTGTACTGGCTTTGCATAACCTAAGGTATATGCTATTTTTGATGATACATTAGCAGCCCATTCTAACGGCTTCATATATGAAGATAAGAGTGGTATGGAACTCAAAGTACCCGCCACTTTACCTACTTGTTTTAAAGCAGTAGAAACTGGTCTAACATTAACAGCTTTCTCTTCTTTCTTAACGTCCATAATAGAATTAGCTGGTACTGGAACTGCCACTTCTACATTCTCAAAGTGTAACCATATAGTAACTGGTGTAACACTAGCAACATTAGATCTAAGTGGTGCTAATACACATAAGGCAATATTACCCCATCCATAATTATTAACACTCAGGTCTAAATACATCTCTGGTGCTATAAACTCTACTTCAAATCTACCAGTAGTTTGTCTACAATCTAACTCTAAGCTAGGTAACATAGTTCTTTGCAATAAAGTTGCTGTATAACTATTCAAATCTACTGCTGGGCGATTTGCTGCATTAGGTAAAAAGTAAGTTAATAACTTACCCTGCTGGAATTGATTAGCGTTTACTTGGAATGTAAATACGGCTTTGGCTCTAAAATAACCATAACCTCTTAAATGATTTTTCCAAGTAGTATTAGTATACAACAAGTTAACTATAGTATCGCTCCATAATATAGCAGCTTGTGCATGCGTTGTTTGCCAATTTACTTCAGCAACATACTGAGGTCTACCTAAAAACTCCCTAATATCGGTAAAATTATGTGAAAAATTATCATATTTATCAATACTAGTTTGTGATTCCTCAGCTTGTACCCCGTCATCCACAAATGTGGTTGTTCTTAAATTCTCAACACTAGTTATGGGGTCCATAACTGGTATTGCTTCAACTATCATACTTTCACCAACGTCGTTGTAATCGTCTTGAAAGGAGGCTTCGTTCGCCTCTGAACCCTGTTCCATCTCAGGCTTGATTCTTTGTTCTTGTTTATTTCCTTGTTCAGTAAGACTGTTAGAGATGGCGCCCCTAACAGAATCGTCAAAAATTTCTGGGCTTTCAACTATTTCCCAATCCTCAAAATACTTAGACTCTTCGGGACTAAGAGTTTCCTTATTTTCTATTTTAAGTAGCATTCTTTTGACACACTTATCAGTAAGTCCATCAAAGAGTGTGTGTAACGCTAGCTTATAATTTCTATAAGGAGAAGAATATCCATAATAATTAACAGCATAACTGTTAATATGTTTTGCATATTCATTAAATACCTGCTCCCCATGAGCAGATAAGTCTTTAAAAGCTTGATCTATAACTTGTCTATGTTCTTTAAAATCTTCTGAGAAGTATAAACTACCTCTTATTGACTCTAAATTCTGTATCTCTGAATATCGATGCATTTCCGGTATCCATCTAGTATACCTTTTACAAAAAGTGTGACTAGTTGGTTTATCACAGAAATCGTCGATAGTAAGATAATGATTAAGATCATCACTTTTCATATCAGTAGTAAACTTCATATTATGTTCAGCATATAATTGTCTCATTCTCTCAAAAGTAACAAAATCTAATTTTGGTGACACACTAATAGATATATCGTCACCACAATCAAAACAAATTATATTCTTTTCTATTTCCATAATATCTATTGCTCCATGTACTACAGGGTCATACTCATAATATTTGATATCTAACATATACTCCACATACAAACAAAGTATTATGTATCTACCAAACAAAGCACAACCTATAGTATTAAATAAAAGTGTAGTATAACTACCAGATATTTGTCCATGAGCCCACTCATATATTGCTATATATTGCTGCTTGCTTATCTTTCCATCTTTGAAATTAATCTGTGAAAGATGAGCAATATGCAATTTATATAACAAGTTTTGAATACAAGTGCGCATTGCTCTAATATGCACATCATCTGCATCATACCCTACTATAGTTACAAAATCACCTATAGCTTTAAATATATCATTCCACATGGTAGTATCCCAACCTCCGTTATCTCCCGGTACTATACGATTAAAAACTTTTAATAGCATAGTCTTAAAATGAGATTCCATTGAGTTAGGATTATACCCTATGCAAAGACCTGAAGCTATAGGTATTTTCTTAAGGAGATAATTCAACCAGGCATATTCCTTTTTATCTGCTATGCACTGATCTGCATCATCTCCACAAATTAACCTAAGCTTACCTTCATAAATTTTCTCTGAAGGTAGTAATTCTCCTTTAGCAAATTCATTAATATAGCATAAAGATATGATATTATTTTCTCTCTCATAAGTTGCTTTCTCTATATCTTTGAGAAAATTTTGACCTTCAACACTTGAAAAATCTAACTCTTCTCCGTCCAACTTAACTATATCACTCTTCTTTATACCTTTCATAATGTACTTTCCTCCAGGTGATGTTTTTGTAGAGAACCTACCTTCATCATAAGCACCGTTAAGTGCTTCTTCAGTAGTTAATCTAAAAGCTCTCCTACCAGTACCTGCCAATGTTGAAACCATAGTACCCAGCATAACTGCTGAGTAGTCAAGTAAATCTCTATTAATAAGTCCTGGTGAAGTAACGTACTTTAATCTCGTCTTACTTAGAGGATCTAAAACTTCACCATCATCTCTAACCCACTTATCTACATAAGTAGGCTCTCTAGGTGATTCCCCCATACACCCATACATCTTTGTTCTCTTAATTGGATTGAACTCACTAACAGAATGCATTTCTGGTATTACTTTACTAACTATAAAGCCAGCAGGTAATACATCAGTACACATTACACTAGAAGGTAAATTATCAGTATTATATGTATTCAATTTATATCTGGTTTGTATATGAGCTATGTGTTCTCT